TGGACAATGCCGATATAGCAAGCGGAAAGGGGACTGGTATTAAATCCAGTGCTGGGATCAACTTGAGAAGTGATTCTGCGAGCGTTGTTGGTTTTAAGGGTCCTTACTGCTTCTTGAATTTCTGCTTTGGTGATTTTCATTGCGGAAGTAACCTCATCTCGGGCAGTGGCACTCCCAGCATACTGAATCGTAGTTCCTGCCCTCAAGATATTTCTGGTCAACTGATCAATAGTATCGCCATACTGGATGCCAAGCAATTCGGCAGTTTCAGTTAAAACTGGATCAAGGGTGGTGAATAATAATTTGTCAGTCAAAGTTACATAGTCGCCATACTGTAAAACAGTAGCATTGACATTAGTAATAGCTAACTGACTACCAGATGGAGTAACGCCTTCAGTTAAGGCCGTAGTAGCCGCTGTTAGAAGCGTGTATCTGCGAAACCTTATATCATCAGTGTTATTCCGAGGAATATCCCTTACCTGTGCCCATCTGGTGTGGACAAACAGGGGGACTGCTTTCATGAGGAGGCGCCGGTCATAAAAATAATTTACGGCTTGCGTCACCTCACCAGTAGTTGTATTGGCCATGTTTGGAGTGATTTAATTTTATAAATTAAGGTTTGAACTGGCCTGTTTTGGCTTTAAAAGCGAGATCTTCTACCTGTTTATCGGACATCTTTCTAACATCCGGAATCTTGCCGACGGACTTGCCTCTACGACTATGTCCGCCTATAGCTTTTCCCTCAGCTTCTTCGTCTGCTTGCTTTCGCTTTTCCTGAAGCTTCATCTCTTTAGCGGCCAACCCCAAAAAGATAAACTCTATTGCGACATTCTTGTAAGCACCCATATACTTACGAATCTGCTTTTCCATCTTTTTGGCTGCATCACCATATTTCTCAAATACGGCTTGCAATTCAGTTTCATCTGCCTGGGCTCTCACCTGATTAAGAACTGGTTCTGTCGCTTTTCTAACCTCCTCCTGAATCGTTTTCCCCGCCTCTGGTTCAAGTTCATAGTCTTGGTCTCCAGATTTGTCTTTTTCCAGCTTTTCTATCTTCTTTTGCTTGCGATCAATAATATGATCCTTTGCACTTTTCCTTAGTGGCGGTTCGTCGTCATCTGAAGAAGGTTCAGGCGTTGGTGGTTCTTTTTTAGATGAGTCGTCTTTTTCAGACTTTTCATCTTCGCCCTCATCACCTTCGGGCGATTTCGTCTCGAGCTCCTCTTCGCCTTTTTCCTCTGCGTCGAGGTTCTCGGATTCCGTATTTGGATCTGGCATATTTCTTTACGCATCGCTCACTCCAGGGTTGCCGATACCCGTTTTTGCGATGGATTATTCTCTCCAGTGCTCGACACTGGGCTAATAAAAAAGTCCTCAACAGAAGACTAATTTATTTCCTATATGCAATCATTTCTGGTTATAGGGAACAAATTAGTCCCCTATCGTTTCTGAAATCGTTTCTGATTATTTACTTTTCGTAAGGATCAAATTCTTTAGGAACAATTTGACCGCTCTGCAAACCTTCTATTAGTTGCGATGGAAGCTCTATCATGTTTTTCCTGTCTTGCCAAATCTTTTGCCAAAATTCTATTGTCTCGCCTTTTCCTAGTGGTGTTTCCCCGTGTAATATACTTTCAGCCACAGTTACTCTGTCTTCAAGCCCCTTAACAATGATTTTCCATCCCTCGTGCTCCTGAACCTCTGTAAGATATGCGACCGTGGCATCAATCTCTTTTTGGGTGGGAATTTTGTTTTTTGGATTTTCCATTATTTATTATTGCAGATATTAAAATTTTATCAAACCTCTTCCGGAGCGGTCTGCCCACCAATCTCAGTCATAGCGGGAGATGGAGTTCCAGCCTGTTGCGCAACTTGCTGACCAGCACCTTCTCCTGGCACTCCCACTGGGGAAAAACCAGGACTTTGGGGTTCCAAAGGAGATGGATAAAAATCTGGTCTTTCGCGTTTCTTCATCATCATAAACTTATGAGCTTCTATGTGAGCTAATTTAGCCGAGGTATCGGCGGCCTTGTTGTGAACTTCAATATGAACAATATCGTCATCTAGGGGATGAATTTTGGGTAATTTGTTTTCATCAATCTTTCTGTTCTCGGATTCTGATCTCATTTCATCCAGCGTAGGCGGGAACATTAACTTCATTTCTTGGGTAGTCACTCCAGAAATTCTTGCTAATTTGCGGTTGATATATCTTTTGCCAGTGCTCGGGTCTTGAGCCACAATTTGAGCCACAGTAGAGAATTCTAAAAACTTTCTCCGCCTTTCGGCTTCTGCGATAAAGTCACTTTCAACAATAATATCAGGATCGGCTTCTGTAATTAGATTCTCGCGTGTGAGAGGTCTCCAATCATCCGCCAACGGCCCCTGAATCCTGATAATCTTTTCGTCAATTTCCTCTAAAAAGTGTTCTTTATAAAGATGATACCATCTACGCCAAAACTTCCTTTCGGACCAACCAAAAATTCTCGCTGCCATAGAGTGCCTGGCGCTTTTCCCGGCTACGATCAATTCGCTTTCGCCTAATGTTCTTTGTTTGCGTGGCTGCACTCCTTGGGCTACTTCAGGTGCAGCCACAGACTTTTCGGCGGCGGTATTAAGAATTTCTAAAATTAAATTAACTTGCTGATGAAATAAGGATTTCTGAATTGGGGCTACTGCATCGCCCACTGCCCCCTTCCCCTTGACCGGAATGAATTTATTAAAAGCAAAGTTTAAGTTGTTGGGATTTGGAATTCGGTTTTGATCATAAAGATATTGCGGGTATAAATCGGCTTGGGCCGACTCCATGCCCAGATTTATCATAATTGCTCTGGCTCTCTGCTTGTCCTCAATTAAATCTGGAATCGAAACTCCGTCAAAGTCATGAGCTATCGGGAAAAGGGATCTTTCAATAACTGGCCATTTTTGGGGGTCATAAGGATTCTTGAGTGGTTGAAATCTAATCATTGTCTTCCTTCCTTCGGCCCAAGTAGTAATATGCATCTCGCCATCAATCAATGTGAACCACTCTAAAAGCTGATAGCGATAATTCTCTGTGATTGACTCCTCTTTGTATTTTACATCTTCACGACCTTGGGCCTCCCTGTGCGCTTCGTCAGCTTTATCCTTAAGACTGTTAATTTCCTTGCCCTTTTTTAGATCATCAATATTAAAATATGCTGGATTGGCTTTCAATTCCGCCTTTGTGAGGCCGATTTCCCTCCCCCAAAATCTAGCCCTCCCGCGACCCTTGTAATTGCCGTTAATTGATGAAGCATCTGGGTCTCTAATCAAAGTCATTGGATCCATGATTTCTGGAATCGGCACCATTCTTTTTCTATCAAATTCGTAAAAGAGACAGTAGCCCTTGCCAAAAAACCCTGTGTCCCAATCCCAGTCATAATCAAGCTCGTCTTTTGCCATTTCAACATAGTCATTCTCTGCTAAGGCGGTTAGATTTTCAGCCGCTGGAGCATCTCCTTCTTCCTTGCCTTTCATTTTTACTAAAAGCCTATCAGTATAAAGGGCTGAAAATACTGTCTGAAAAACACTAAAAAGTAGGGGGTCGCCTACTTTTTTCTTATCGCGTCTTTGATTGTTATATAACTTAAGTCGTTTTAGGGATTCTTTGCGTCTTTCTTCTGTATATGAAAAAGAAAGCAGATATTCCACATCAACTTGTTTCTGAATTGTATCCTGCCTGTCGTCGCTAATGGGGGGTTTCCTTAATCCACCCTCCTCTTTGCTCTTTTCTTCATTTCTAGTCTCTTCTTCGTGATCCTTGTTGGAATCACGTTCTGACATTAGTATTTTTTAGATTTCTTTATGGAATTAAATCTTTTAAAAAATTCCTGACTTTGCAGATAAAAGGATGTCCTAAATTTATTGAACCATTTGGTTTTCTGATTATTCCAACATTGCTATCAAGCCAAGAATGGAATTGGCCCGGCGTAGTTCTCAAGATCTTATAAATTCTAACTTTCTTTTTCATTTCTTTAAAACTTTCTTATATCTCTTCAATTCGCCGCCAACAGAATCACCTTTTCCACCGCCCGGGGGGATACAAATGTGCATATAATGTTCTTTGTCTATTCGTTTAGTTCTTATTTTCCCGCCGGCTTTGCGACAGTTGTCGAATGCTTTAGGCATACTTTTTCTTGTGAGGGTTATCAGCTACCCCCAACTCTTTTATTTCAAATCTGCCATAAAGTTCACCTGATCTGCCTTCCCTAATTTCTTTTTGGGTAACTTTCATTTTCAAAGTATAGTCCTTGCCAACCTCCCATTTTTTTAATTCTGGCAGATCAATTTCTGAAAATTCAATAGAGGGGTAGATTAGCTCCAGAGAGGCCGGACCATCTAACATTCCCTCATTTAGAGGCTTTACTTTTTTTAGTTTTGACATGTTTTTTTTCAAGAATGGTGATGATTGCTTGGGCAGATGTCAACATCATTCTTGTTATGTTCACTAATTGTTTTTGAGAGTATTTGTTTTTTAGAAACCGGCGGAGACCATGAGGAGCAATTTTCCAATACTGCTGATAAAACTTATTATTGAATAATAGCAAATACTGGAAATAACTGTCAAGTTTCTGAATTAAGATAGGACAGCCTTTGTAGGTATCTTCTTTAAGAATTGTTAGGGGTTTTAGTTTTTTCATTTAAATAAGGAGAATTAATTGTCTTCTTAATCTTATCTTGTTGCAGATTCCATAGCTTTTCTGCCATCTTTTCTCTTTCTTTAAGTTCTTTGTTGCTTACTGGATCAAAAATTATCTTTGGAGGTAAATCATTAAGAATATAATCCATTATTTCGCAATATGTTTTGATGAATAAATTTTTAGGTCTTTTTATTTTTTGCATATTCTACTTTAGTGCCAGCTTTTAATTTTCTTGCGGCCAATTCGTCTGGAGAATAAACTCTACTATCCTCAATTTCTTCTTTCCTTAAAGTTAAATTAACTCCCAATGAAGCCTTTGGATATGGCTTTTTAAAGCCGTGCAATTCAAACCATTCATTATGCTCTTTGGTGTATTCTTTATAAACAAAACGGCTGGATTTAAAGACAGCTTTGGCATTTTCAACCTTTTCTGGTAAATACTCATAATAACCGATCCCCCCTGCTATTTTTTTAGGATCGGTGGATTTCTTTTCTGCGATTTTTAATTCTTCAAGAGTGCTTGTTTTCTCGAGAACAAAGATTGCGATTTTTTTTAAGATGTTCTTCATGCTCATATTGGTTAAGACTTATAACATTGCTCTTATTTGCCCTCTAATTCTTTGTTTAGCCATTTTAATATAGTCTTTATTCAGCTCAATTCCACAATAGTTTCTACCTAATCTTTTGGCTACTACGGCAACTGTGCCAGAGCCAATAAAAGGGTCAAGGCAAATTCCAGCTTCCCAGCCAGCGTTGCAACCACAGTCAGTCCAGCCGATAGTTTTATATTGAACGGTTAAACTTACTTTTTTGGTATTGGCTTGGAAGCCAATTTCTCCTCTTAGTTTCTTAGACTTATCTGTATCTTCTGTCCAAGTGCCAAGATTCTCTGCATATTCCTCTGTTGGTTTTGTTATTCTCACCCTCGCCTTCCCACACTTTTTACAAATCTCTTTAGGACAAGAACTCAATATCATTGGCTCAATTAGCTTTTCTGGAAAGGTGGCAAAATGCTCACCGAAATCTCTCATTGGAAAAGGTTGAGTCGGGATTTGCCAGAGGTCGCCGGGGTTTTTGCCTGCTTTATCAGGTCTCATATTTCTACTTCTTTTAAAAGATTCTGCCTGAATTTTCTTAGGATAATTTTTTTTCTCTTTTTCGCTTACTTGAAATTGCGGTTGCCCTTGTTTTTTTTCGGCATCTCTAACTCGGTAATTAAAATAATCTCCACCCCACCTATTCATTGGTTCTGCATATGGCTTCCTCACCGCATCCAAGTCAAACCAATACTTCTTTTTCTTCACCAGCATAAATACTGGTTCATACTTGTTAGCAAATCTATCCTTCACGCTTGAAGGCATAGCGTTGGGTTTTGACCAAATGATTGAGTTGCGGAGTATCCAACCCTGCTCGTCTATCATTTTAAGGATTAGGCGGTAGTTTTGGAGCAACAAACATTTTTGAAAACCCTTGGTTGGCTTCTTTTTAACCGTCCCGACATTAGTTGCTTGTTTAATCCCCGGCCTCTTGTCTGCTCCTGCTCCTGTTCCATAACAATCACCATGATTTAGAAAGAGAACTCCGGTAGATTTCAAAACTCGTTTCAGCTCTTTCATTACTGCTAACATTTTTCCCAGATATTCTTCTAAAGTAGGTTCTAATCCTATTTGTCCCCCTACACCATAATCCCTCAAGCCCCAATATGGAGGCGAGGTTATAATTGTGTCAAAAACATCATTTGGCAGTTGCTTTAAAGCTTGAAAGGTATCACCCTGAATTATCTGGTTTTTGAACTTCATTTTTTGGTTTCCGATAATAATCTTTTTTCCCCAAAATCCTGTTCCTTTTCTCCCCAAGCAACTTTGTCAATTCACCCCTTGGGGTTTCGGAGAAGCATTTGGTATGGATGTAAGCGATAAAATCTATCCGGGGCTGGCCCTTCAGAATCGGCTGGTTACACACCGGACAGTTCCTTTCTTTGGTCATAGATATTGGGTTAGGGATTTATAAACAAACCAGTTGATAGGCCAGGAAAGCAAAGCTATCCCAAGATACCACTTCCACCAAGGGCTTGAAATAATCCAAGCTGTCAGGGCTCCCAAGGTCAAAAACCAAGCTGGGCTGAAAAGGATTATCTTTAACATTGTTTCTCCTTCTTTCATATCTCTTGAATTATAATCCTTTCTCTCCCTTCGACCAAACAATGCCAACCCCCATCTCCACCAAATCCTTAAACAATTCCTCACTTTCAACCTGCAAGGTTAACACTGCTATATCTGGGTCTTTGCCCTTATAGCTTCTATCAATCTTTCTGGCCAACCACCAGATTCCAAAAGATTGGTCAACCATTCCTGGCTTTCCATTCTCGCACACAAGCCACCAATCTTCTTTCCTGAACGGGATTTCCACAATGAGCTTATTCTTTTTGAATTGATGTGAGGTCATAATTTTTCTAAGGCTTTTAAAATATCGGTTTTCTTTATAAAAACCTTATCTTCTACGCCTTCAAAGCCACAATAACCAACAACCCTATCAACCACCCTCTTAAACTCTTGTTTTTGGGCGGAGAGGGCTTTAGATAGCTCCAATAAATTATCTGGTATCACTCCACATATGCTACAGGGCTTATTATGAAATTCTTTCAATATGTGCCAAATCGGTGTATCCCTCTTAAACTCCTCAATTATTTTTTCATTACTCATATTTATCATTTACTTCCCTCTAAAAGTTAGTTTGTAATATCACTTCCCCGATTCAACCTATCAAACTCAATATCATTCCTTTTATTGCTTGAAAATTAAGCTCAATAAACCTTTTAAAGCATTTTTGATGAGCGGGTTGAGCCACCTTGTTAAGAGAATCAGGTTCTTCTGGGTCATCAAGCCAAGCTATTAAAGTATAATCTGTTCTAAACTTTTCGTTAGACATATCTTTTTCACAGAAAATACATTTGATTTCTTCTTTCTCCATACCCCCAAAAGTTAATTTGTTATTTCCACCCCCTCTCTTGGCTGGATGAAAGCAGGAAGAATAAATCTTGCTGGGACTTCCTGCTTTCTAACGACACCAGCTTGCCGCAGCAATAATTCCCAGCCAAGAAGGGAAGTGGCTATTTATGCTTCCTTTTCAGCTCCCTAATCCTTTTCACCAGCTTCCCATAGAATCGTGGCTCTGTGTAATCGTCCAGCTCGTCTAAGAGTGCTTTTAGGGCTTGGTTGACGGCTCCCATTCTAACAGCTCGGATAAAACGCTTTAATCTCTCTGTCGGCACTTCACCATACTTGTCTTTCATATCATCATAAAGAAGTTTTGCGTTGGGAAACATCTTGTCAAAACTAATTTCCCACACTTCTTTTTGGTCTGTTGAAAATTCAATTTTGGATTCCCATTTTTCCCTTTTTTGAATTATATCTATTATTCTTTGAGCAAAATCTTGAAAAGAAATATGGTCAGTCATTTCCATTTCTACCAAAACATTAACTACTTTATCCAAAAGAGTTTTCTCCTCTCTAAGAAAACCTTTCAAATCTTTTTTTAAATCTTTAATGGGTTTCATTTTATTTCTTTACTCTTTTCAACACAACCTACGATAAATCCCGCCATAAAAGTAGTTACAGAGTGACCGTCTAAACTTAAATTTAAGTTACTCAAAGGAAATTCCTCTGAAAGTTCTAAATACAGCTTCCGCGGGATATTTAATTTCTTTTCAACCAGCTTAGCATTGTGCAAAACATTCTTATAGGTAAAACCACCTCCTATAAGTTCTTTCTTTAAGAATTTTTTAGTCCATTTTTTCATTCTTCTAAAGCTCTGCCATAATAATAAAGAGCATTTTTACACCCGCATTCAGGGCATTCTGTGTGCTTAAAGAATTGTTTAGTTGTTGTTCCTTTAGGAATCTTCATATTATCTACAAGAGAAAAACCATAATCACAATTCCTACACCTCACTTGTGCCCAATAGAATTCTTCTTTTTCTTTTTCATTTTTCTGCTTAGTCAAATACTTTTTAATCCTTTTGGCAGAATCCTTCTCTTTGCACTTTTCGTGCCAATAATGAATTCCATTATACGCCCAACTTCCCTTTTCAATTTCTTTCTTGCATCCCCAGCATTTTTGTCCTTTTCTTAGTTTTGGCATCATCTCAAGTTTTTGAGCCATAATACTCTGTAATTTTCTTAACCATTTGCTTCATCTCCTCGTCAGAAATCAGGAAGTCATCCCAACCCCCAAGCCTGTAAGGACAGAAAATGAGAGTGAAAGCCTTTCTAATTCTTGTCCACAAAGGCACATAATGCTGGGAATAGGTAAGATTCCAACACTCACTTAGAAACTCCTTATCCTGCCAAAGAGTCAAGAATCTGTGGTCTTTGCAATCGCATTGGATAATGATTTCTATTTCTTTACTCTTGTTTTTCTTTAAGTCTTTGGGAGTCATTTCTGTAAAGTTATGCATTCACAATTTGGACATCTAAGTGAAACCAAAGGCACTTGCTTTCCACACCGTATCATCACGTCAATTCCACCCTTATACATTCCAGTGGGTTTTTCACAATTAGAACAATACATTTCAATAAAATAATATCCATCCAGTTTCCTTTCTGAAAACTCTGGGTCAATTATTATTTCTTTTTTTGTTTGTTTTTTCATTTTGTCTTCTTAATTTTTTTCCATTTTACTGGCTTGAATCCCATTCCGTGAACAACACAAAACGTAGAAGCACTATTTAAATTATCTTCAAAATTCTCTAAATACTTCCCAGTGATTTCTTCTGTCTCATTTTCGTATTCATAAATTATTCTAATGAGTTTTCTTTGTTTTTTCATATTAGTCCCTTCTCTTTTAAATAGGCAAGCATTTTACCCATAGATTCTGCGAGGTTTTTATTGGCTTGATAATGAAAATCTTTAAAGAAAAACTCCTCTGGGACTTGACTTGGATTCATATACCACCTATCATCTCCCTTTTCTATGCTAAACCAATAAGGAGGCAACATCTCCCCCAACTCGCCAGAGAGGAAAGCGGAGTAACTTTTATCTTTATACCAACTTCCTTTTTTCCAAAGTTCAAACATACCATCACCAAGGTCAACCCAAACATATTCACTATCCTGCTTCACCCCAAGCTCTTTCAATCTCTTGGATAATTTTAGACTTGTTACTAAGTTTTTGTTCATTTTTCTAAATCCTTTAATTATTTTCTCTGTGCAGAGTGTAGGACTCGAACCTACGCTTTTGGGACTCAAACCAGATTTCAAACTGGAACCCAACTGCTTACCGCATACAGAGTTTCGGTTGCGTCCAACCTCTCTCTGTAATTTACATAACTCTGCTTATTATTCCCTCCAGGCAGGTGGTTTTCATTGAATTTTTACCTGCCTGGAGGGAATAATACCTTTATTTCTTTTTGTTAAGGGCCAACCACAATTCGGCGACTGCTAATTTATGGGTTTTGGCTCTTGCCATTTCAAGATTTGGATAATTCACCACAGCCTTATAATTTCTATTCTTTTCGCTTCCATCTCCCTCTTCCCACAACTCAAAGCCTCCCCATTTTTTGACAATCTCATCTATCATCTCGGAAAGAGTGGGAAAAATTACTTGATGAGTTTTCTCATCTGCCTCCCTTAGGGGAAATCCTGCCCTGAATAACTTTAAAAGCAGACGTTGCTCTGATTTAGTTATTTTAGAAGAAGCCATCTTTAATAATTTATTTGGATATTTCTTATTTTTTATAATTTTTTAATTACTCATAGGGGTCAAGATCTGTGGCTGTCTTGATGCTTGGCTGTGAAGGTTTTTGGCGAGGCAGGGACTCAAAGACTGTTTCTCTAACCAGAATACGGCCCAAGTTCTCAATCATGTGATCGTCCTTGTCTTCGGGTTTCTCCTTGGGATCTTTTCTTTCTGCGGCCTTTCCGCGCCATTCATCCCATTGGTGATGTTCAAATTCGTAAATCGTTCTCTTGCAGGTCTCAAGAACATAAAGTTCTGGGGCGACAATAATTTCTTTGCCTCTGACTTCATAATCTAAGGCGTCTTTGATTCTTCTATTGGCCCTGCGACGGCTTTTAGTGGCTTTCTCATACTCAAGGCCAAGGTCATCTAATTTGCTTGCCAGGGTGGTTTCTGGATGGTGTTGGTCTTCGTCAAAGGCCGAAGGATCGGCTATTCTGGCAACTATTCGGTAATTGTCTGCCTTGGCTTTGATTCTGGTGGCTAAGTCGCCGGTTCTAAGGCTTTTATAAAGCTCGTCAATAACAAACTTTGTTCCATCCTTATCTGTGGCTACCCAAAGAACAGCATCGGGATTTCTGGGGTGAGGGTCTAGGGCTTCTTCTACCACGTAGTCTTTTTTCGTAATTGCGAATGGCCTTATAACATGAATCTTTTTGTTGAATCTCTTGAAGATGAGTCCTACTAAATGATGAAATTTGCCATAGATTCGGGCTTGTTTATCTTCTTCGTCATATTCGGAGATCATTCGTTCTATGTTTCTGTGTGTGAGACGGCCACGAATTCCATGTTGGCTGCAATTTATCTCAACATCGGTTTGAATATAGTCTCGTTGGTCTTTCTTTGTACCTTTGTAGGCAAGAATATGGTCATACATCCAGGCACTTCCCATCAAAGGAGTAGCAGTGATAAAAATAATTCCGCCAGCTCTCATTCTGGCTACGGTAGCTTTGAAGATAGCAAGGGGCGGAGGCTCATCAAACCAAGCATAACCCAAGGTGGCTGATTCAAATTCTTTTCTGTCCTGCTCGTAAGTCATTAGTTCAAACTTGAATCCTGTGTCAGTCCGCCAGTTATATTCGTAGTTCTTGCCAGCTTTTTTTGTTTGATAACGATCCGGGGGAAACCACTTTTTCAATTCTGGAACAATGGTCTGGGTAACAGTGGTTGGGTCCGAAATCACTCTTCCTCTTTTTGGATAAGGAAATTCCTGAAAAAGAGGCATTTTAACTGCTTTGCGATGACCTTTTTGAAGATACCCGTGTTCCTCATATTTCCAATCAAATTCTTGTTCAGCAAACCAGGGATTGCCTGACTGCCCCCAGAAAATATGAGCAAGAATATTAGCCCCGGCGGCTGTCTTGCCCACTCCATTTGCCGCGGAAAGAAGGCAAACAAAAACTTTGTTGCTCCCAACCAGTTCAATGAACTGTTGGACTTTTCCATTGGGAACAAAATACTTATGCGGATTTTGCTTTCTCCTCACCACTAGACTTCTTGCCAAGCTTCTTTCGTACTCTTTTAGTTCCTTCTGACTTAATCCGGCCAAGTTCTTCCTCAATGTCTTTGTCGTCGATTTCGTCATTTTCGTCTATGAGTTTAATTTTTTGAGGAGCTAATCTCCCCTTAACTCTATTATATTCTCTAATAGCCGCAACCTTAGAAGACAAATCTGCATATTGTAAAATAACCTGTCCTAATTCCCTATCAACAACTTCTTCTGAAATGTAAATATTAAGCAATTCTCGGATTCTGGCTAAAATGTTGGGTTTTGTTAGTAATCTATGAGCCTCAACTCTTATTGTCTTGTAAGTCTTTTTCGGCTTAAATGCCTTAATATATGCCTGCGTCCCATTGCCAAAACAATCTTTGTCTTGAGCAAATATTTGACAAAAAAGTTCTTGTTTCGCTGTAAGATTTCCTTCAATTTTTTTTCCCATTTTTATCCTTCAAATATAAAAAGTTATTTTTCTATCACACTTTTTACATTCCCCAGAATAGTGCTTGTTTATTGGATCAGCACTGCCCTCTTTTTTAATTTCATAATTGTGTGAACAAAATAACTGCTTTATTTTTTTGATTATTTTTTTCATTATCCTTGTTTTTCTAATATGAAAACAATAGAGTTGCCGGAGGATGTGGCACTAACAATAATCCAACCGCCTACCAAAAGATTAACTAACTCACTCGATCCTAATTCCTTCGGGGTTTCCATATCTACCTCTCCATCGCCCGCGGGTGGGCAATAAATAAAAATTTTATATTGATTCATTTTTTTACCAAGTTACTTTTGATAATTCTCTACAATTACGACACATATACTTTGAAGTCCCTTTTAAGCCAGAGTGGAGGTTCCATTTATGAATTCCGAATTTACATTTCAGTTTTGCGATTAGCCTTGCGATATCCCCAGGAATCATTCTTATTCTAGTCAAAATGCTGGTTTTTGGCTTATACTCTTTATAAATAACTTTCTTCTTCTTGTGCCTCTGAATGTTCTTCGTCTTGAGATAATGGCGCCGGCGATTACGATCTTTCGAGGATCTCTTTGCAACTCTTCTTCTATTTCTTAGCTCTCTTTCCTTTTCCATTAAAATTGAGGCAGGAGATTAGCCTGCGTGACTACGATCTTGTGTTTTATCATTAGCAATCTTAATTCTGTCGTAAATGCCTTAGTTTTTTCCGCCATTTGTTGGGGTGAGAAAGCACCCTTCGGAAAAGAAAAAGTAGAATTGGAGTTGAGTAAAAATCCAGACTGTTGGGGATTTGCTATTTCCACCGATTTTTCCTGTTCTTGGTTTCCTTTCCCTATTTTATTTTCCAACTTTTTTACTTGTTCCACTACTATATCAATTTTCTTGCCATAACTCTCTATAACTTTCCACATCTCTTGTTGAAATTTTTCTTGCTCAGTCATTTTGTTGAGGTTCCTCAATGATGACCGAAACAACCCTGCCACCGAGGCGACCTGCTATTTTCATTATTAGTTTTATAGCACTTGCATGAAGTCCTTTTTTGCCAATCACTCCCCCCATATCTTCTTTGGCGACCCAAACTCGCAAAAGAACTCCCCTATCATCAATAGATTTTTGAATCGCTACCTTGTCGGGATTTTTTACGATTGCTTTTACAATCGCTTCTAAAAGTTTTTGTTCTTCCACAGATGTTTCGGCACTAACTAAGCCGACCTTTGGTTTTGTTATTTTTTAATTCTAATCTGATAAAAGTAAAATCACCGTCGCTTGCTTTGGTGACTTTAAATTCTTTTTTGAGGCATTCAAAAACCCTTATTTCGTAGCCGTTGGGAATTGAAACCTTGTAGAGCCGAGTGATGAATATATCTTTATTTTTGATATTTGACATAATCAATTATTGTCATTTGACTCTTTAAAAGGACTTCTGGCCCATTCTCTATCGCAACCACCTTTTTCTTTTGGGCATTTCCAGATTTTTATAACCATTTCTTGGGCTTGATGGTGATCGCATTTTTCCTTGGGCTCGGCCAAGTATTTTTCTTTTAACCTGTTCCAGTTTGAGAAAGGTTCTTTGAACATTTCGCAGGCCTCTGCGAAATCTTGAGCTGGAAGCTTCTTATAAAACTGAACTGCGTAGTTAAGATTCCTTTCACCCCAGCCTTTGATATTAAGCTTCTTGAGGTCTGTTGCTACCGTTGAGATTACTTTTTCTCCATAAATTTCACTTCTTTTGAAGTTCTCATGGTTCTCTGCCAGCATTTTACCCAATTCCCAACCAGTTTGCAACTTTGCCTCATTGGCAACTTGGGTCAAGGTTATAACCGTAGCCTTTGCCTGTTCTAAAAAATACTGATACCATTCTTGGTTGATTAGTTTTGACATTTGTTTAGCTGGTTTGCGGGAAATCCTTGACATATATATATGATTATATTATAATCATTGTAAGCAGGTGCATGCCTGACAAATTGGCCAATTACCCGCTCTCTGAATAAGAGGGCGGTTCTATTTCTTTGGTTCGCTGGGAATTACAGTGGCACCGGGAATCACAATGAACCCACCTCCCTTTTTACAACATACATTTTTACTAAAAAGGGACTTGATAGGTGTAACGAAAGGTCCGGGTGGAACGAAAGATCCAAATGTGCCTTGTACAAAAACATCACAATTCCCCAAAAAAGCATTGTTTTCTACAATCACTCTTTCTGTTTTGATTCCGAAAAAATACTCTCTCTTTTTGGTTTGCTTCCAAACAATTACTTTTTTAGGAATTTCCTCAATAACACTGTATCCCACTGACAAATCTCTAAGGATTCCATCTTTGCTAATGTTTTCTTCAAGAATCTTAATGAAGGTTTTGTATTTTAACTTGAAACCAATAATTGATCTTGCTTCTTCGACCATCTTATTTCCTTAGTTTTGATAATACTTGCGAAATACTCTTTTTGGCAGTGACGATTTTCCACTTTAGTTCTCTACTAGTCCCTGAATTTACTGAATCGGCCACACACCGCTCTTCAAACTTTTCTAATTCTCTTAAAAGACTATTGAAATCAGTCTGCATCTTGGAAAGTTTCCATTTTAGATCCTTGTCCGGATCTTCTGTTCTTGGCTTGGCCACTTTTTTTACCAATGATACTAATTGCCAAAAGTCTATTGTGGCATAAACACGGGGATTCATTTCAGGACTCTCCGGGTCCCGAAAAACTAAAGCCCATTTATCTAGGTCAGCAAATCCTTGTCCTGCGTCTCTTTTGGACTGCCTAATCCATTCTTTTATTTTAATTGTTTCTTGGTTTTTGACTTCTATTAAAAAGGGAAAGGAACTGAAAATATCTCCTTTCCTTTTTCCATTGCCACTTCCAATCTCTCGGTAAGCCAGGAATCCTTCTTTTCTTAATTCTTTGGCAATATAGTTTTCAAAGTCTTTACCCTTTTGGTAATTTGTTTTTGATTCCATAGTTAATGAATGGGCTGTTAAGTTAAGAGGTCAAAACTCACTTCTTCATTTAACCCACCGATGTTTCGGGTCGCCCCAACCATTGGTCAATATGGCCATCTACAATTAGGAAATGGAGTAACCTCTTTGTAAATTAAGTTTTAGGCAGGCACCCCACTTATCATTTTTCTTTCTTATATTCGTCTCTATATTCCTCTGGAAGGGTACGCCCCATTACTTCCAATATCTTGCCTGCCCACATTTTGGCTTCTTGAAGTTTGGTTCTTACCAAACATAATTCTCTAACAACGGTCTTGGAAGCCGGGGCATCTTGATTTTCTCGAAGATGTTTTTCTGTGGTTTTAATACAGAAATCTATCTGTTTTCTTAACTCTTTGGTTTGCGATACTAACATGGTTTTTTGAATTATTGGCTTTACTCAACCTTTCTATAAAGATATATATATATATATATTATTTGTTGTTGTTGGTGCTGTGGAAAACTCGGTTTTTGAACTTACTTGAGCTGGGAAATAATTGTGGAAAAATAGGGGAGTAGAATGGGGAAAATTACTGTATATTACTGTATGCCTCGTCTATTCACAGAGTTTTCCACAACTTATCCACACCTTATTTTTTTAATTCTTCTAATCGTTTTTCGGTAGTCCGGCAGGCCAAAAACGCCTTTCTATCCTTCATATTCTCGTCAAATACCTTGAAATTAAACTCTCCTGTTAGTTTGCCAAACGCTATTACTATCCTATAACTAATTTTTTCTTTAGTTTCTTCTTCATAAGCCACTTGGTATCCTGAAGTTTGAAGCGCGCTTTCGGGATAAATTGGAACTTCTATAACTTCTCCAGTTGCCTTGTCTATCTTTTCATTAGTGCTTTTAAAGTCAACCAAAACTTTAACCTTAACATTAACGCCAGCAATAGTAGTTTCTTTCTCTTGCCTTATTGCGCCTTTTGCGATTCCGTCCAAAGTGCCACAATAGCCATATTTCCTACTATAAACGACTCTCTCTGAAGCAAGCCATTCAAAGTTATACTTTTTCTGAAACCTTAAAAATGCTTTAACGCCATTAAGCACTTTCTTATTCTCTGGCATTACTGGATTTTTACCCAAAATCCAATCCGAGATCCACTCATGAATTTCTGTCCCAATATCTTGTGCTTTTTTCTGAAACCAACGGTATTCTTTTTTAGCAAGAGCAATTAACTCATCTCTTTCGTTCTTTGTGTAAATTTTATTCGGTTTCCAATTCTTTTCTAAAAATAGCCCCATCTTTTTTATAGCCCAGCCCATTAAAGCGGCAGATTTATCAACAACGCCGGTAATCTTAGTCACTGACTTTAATCGCTCTCCTTTTTCATCCCAATACTTATGATTCTCATCGTCAAATCTAATTGTAACTGTGTTGTTATAAAGTTTAATTTCTTTTAGCATATTGTTTTATTTTTTACTCATAGCGTCTAATGCTTCAATCAAAACCTCTGCGTGCTTTTCAGTCATTCCCTTGAAACTATCAGGAGTGATACCTGTTCTTTTGCGTAAATTAGCAAGTTTCCGCTCATCAGTTTTGCCCTTTAAAAGAGATTTTAATTGTTTAACTTTTTCTCTTGCTTCGGCCTTTTCCTCTTTTTCTGTCGGAGGCTGAAAGGTTTTATCAACCCGCTGAATTTGTTTAAATTCTTCTTTACCATAAACATCAGAAGCAAAACCCAATTCAGAGGCGCATTTCTTTAAAGCATCAGTGGCCGCGGCCTTAAAATCATTACCAAGATCAAGACATTTTTCAGTATCTCTTTTGACTTTAATATCAGCTCGGCCATATTGTTCTTTGGTAATCATCACTTGGCCCTTAGAGTTTTTAATTGTTAATCGGCCTTTAACCACAATTTGTCTGGCTTCCATTGAGATTTTTTCCCAGTTAATCTCAAAATCCCACATCCAGCCAAAAGTATGATTAAGACATTTTTTCATATAAGTTCCAGTTACATATTCCCATTCGCCACCGCCCTTTCCTTTTCTTTTGTAAATATGGCTGGCTGGAGTTTTCTGCAAAATAAAAAGGAGCTGTCTTGTATTAAGAAAACTCCCACCTTTCATTAAAGCTCTTTTGGTTTTTTGAGCCGCTTTTGCTTTTACAATGGCTTTTGTTTTGCTACCCGCTTTTTTGTTCATAGTTATTTTAAATTATTATTTTTTAATAGTTTTTGGTAATAAACGACAATTCTCTAAAGATTTAATCATGCTATACCCTCCATTCCCGAATTTTTCTGTTATTTTTTTTTCCAACTTTTCCCTGACTTCAGGATTTGTTAATTGATAATACTTAAACTGAAGAAGGATTTGCCCCATTGGTGTTTTTTTTTCTTCATCTGTTAAGATTTTTCGCATTGTCAAGGATTAACTTTTTTAAAATTATCAACCAGATATTTGATACCCTGTGGAGAAATATCTTTCTTGTATTGTTCTTTAACAATAATACTAATGTCCCCGAAAGTCAAACCTTTCCCTCTTAATTTAAGGATTTTTCCCAATTCTCTGGTGGCAACCTTGTTTGGTTTGTGATCTCTTTTCATATAATTTAATTTTAATTATTTAAAAAACTTTGTCAAGGATTTTAAAATGTTTTATAAAATAAAATTAAAACCTCCCGAAAGCGGGTAGCTTAAACGGGAGGCTGTTTTCAATAATTACTCGCCTTCACTTTCCTCATCTTCTTCCTCTTCATCATCCTCCTCTTCCTTTTCGCCCTCGCTTTCTTCCCCTTCTTCTAGTTTCTCTTCTTTTTCATATTGGTCAAAAAGCTCATTGACTTTATCACTTACTCCTTCAAGAGCTTCGGTAACTTTGGTTTTTAATTCTTCTAAGGTCATAATTTTGTTTAGTTAAGAGTTTATAATGCCGACCTTATTGGGCTGGCTGACTTTCCCCAGCCGGCTTGTTTGGATTTTTCATTTTTCTAATTTCTGGAAGATTCACATTAAGAAACTTCGTAATTTCTCCAACACACAATCCTATAATAGTAACAACCAAAGGAGATAAATCAAGCAATCCCATGTTGGTTGTTATAAATTCCAAACCCATTATAGCAAGCATCCCTCCGGCCCGCCACAATAAAGAAATAAATCTATGTTTTAATTTTTCTTTAACTTCTTGGCTAATCATATTGATTTGGCCCAAAAACGGCTCTGAAGCACCGCCTATAAGCTCTAATAATAGTTTCTAAACGACCTTTAAGAATTTCCTATAACTTCCATTCTTGTAAGCGCTCCAATCTGTAATGCGGCCCATTTTAATTCTTTTTGCCATTACTGTCATTGCTTTTTTGGGATTATGCAACGCCTCCCATTTTGTTAAAAGTTTCATTTTCTTAATATACCAATAAGAGTTAGCTTGGATAATGCCATAATCCCAAGAGCCATCTGTGTTTTTGCCGATTGCTAATGGATTCCAACCGGATTCTGCCTGAATTACTGCCATCATAATGTCTGTATTTTCTCTATTCAAACCCTCTTTCTTGCAAATTTGCAAACAAGACCATTTTAAACTAATGATTTTCAAAGCCTCGCTGATTTCTTTTAGTATTCTTCTTGCTTCTCTAAAAGTCATTTTCCTGCCATGAAATTATAAATGGCAAGACCTATGCCAATCAAAGAACCAATAGCTCCGGCAACAAAACCAGCCCCCAGCGCCCTCCCCTTCCATTGATCTTGCTCACTTTTTATCTCTTTTAATTCCTCTTGGTTGTCGGCAATTACGCCATTCTGTTTGTCTAATCTATCTTTAACATCTGTAATATCAGACTTCAAAGCCTCAACGCCAGTTTTGACTGTGCCTTCCAATCTGCCAAGAGCTCGCATTATTTCGTCTTTATCTTCTAACATATTGGATTACTTTAAAGTTTTAATCATGGTTCCGATTCCGCCAGATACTCCTTTGATGCCTTCTATACTACTTCCAATTCCACCGGGAACCGTTTTCTTTTTTTCTGCTGTTGGCTTTTTGCCAAACCTTCTTTCAAGAGATGGTTTTCCTCTTTCTCCTTTTTCAATGTCTTTCTGCCATCTCTCTAAGTCCGAATCTTGAATCGTTAGTCTCTTGCGATTGATTTCAAATTCTACATCATATTTTTCCTCTACCCTTCCAATTTTCTTTTCCATTTCTTTGTTGAATTTTTTGGCTCGGGCCTTGGCGCCTTTTATATCGCCTTCTTCTAAAAGAGGAATTATGACGTTATCTCTTTCGTCAGAGTATTGCTTCTCTAACTTTTCCATTCTGTCTGAAACTCTGAAATAATTGCGGGCTTCCATTGAACCCCATTTTCCAATGAAGATTGTTCGGATTTTCTCCATCGCTCCCTCTACTGGGAAAATCATCTTGCCTTTATATTCTACTTTGCCTTCTGTTGCTACGACTAAGCCCTCAAGGGTTTTTCTTATCTGTTTCGGCATGCCAACAAATCCTGTTAAGTCCCAGATAGAATCTCCCACATTGCCTTTGTGGATGTTTGACATAAGCTGAATGACATTGCCTAATACTGGAATAGGAGAATATGGCTGGCCAGTTTCAATGGCAAACACAATAGAGCCAAGAAGCGGAAAGTTTCCGGCAAGAGATGTAAGCATGTCTTTTCCTATTTCCTCTGGCTTATCAAAGAAAGCCAGTTTGTTGATGACTGTTTCTAAATACGTAGAAACAAATACTGCTACAATTGCCCTGGCAAGAAGTTTTTTATGGCTACCTGACAACTCATCTAACTTAGGATATTTTTTTCTGAAAATATCTGTTAAATAGAATTGCATTTTGGCATTCATTTGTGAGTAAAACATATTAACACTTTTGCCGAGTTCTGATCTGAAAACTGGCGGGGTTTCTGACCTTGCCATTCCTCCCATTACTGCATCTACCACATTATCTGATATTTCTTCAATGTTTTCTAACTGCTCCTTGCTCAATTTTGTTATATCTACTCCTTTTTCTTTAAGATGAGCCATCTGTTGGTCCATTAAGGCAATCTTGCCGATTATAGCGGTAAGCTTATCGGTAAACTCTGGAGGTTTTCTAAGCCATTTTACTATCGTGCCTTTCAAATCAGAAACAGCATAGCCCAAAGTCCTTTCTTGAACAGAACCGGACTCTCTTGCCATTTGGGCTGTTGGAGAATTCCTTAGAACCTGACCGGTAGCACTAAGCATTCTGGAGAATCCCGTTATCACAGTAAAGTCAATCAAGTTAAGGAATTGCTTAACAGTAGTGGCATATTTCAATCCTAAAATATAGGTAGCATTTAAGCCCCTTGCAATCTTTAAACCTCTCCAGAAACCCTCTACTTTAGGAGGATTCACTAAAAATCTATACCACTCATGAACCTTCTTTGTTGTTTCTTTGCCAGCGATTTTTTGGAATTCATTGCTGTCTATAAAGTATTTTACTGGAACAGTGGCTTTTCCTATGTGCATGTATCTTGAAACACCGGTAATAAAACTATCCCAAGTTTTTCTGAAATCCAGCTCATAAAGATCAATCGGCACTTGTGGAATTCGTCGTTTGATAGAGGCAAAGTATGGGTCTTTTCTTGTCCAGTCAAAAACGCCACCTTCGTCAATCAGTTTAATATCCTTACGAGTATAAAGAGGAAGGTAGTTTTCAACTTGCCCGATTTCTCTACCACGCATCACAGTTACTTCTTTAACTTTAGGATAGAGAAGGCCAACATATTTTCTGGCGACTTTATATGCTTCCTGCACTTTCGGACTAAGAGCGGTAAGGGGTTTAGTCAGTAATTGCTCTTTCATAATTCTGGTCCCCAGCTTATCACTAACAGCTAATTTCCAAGTATCGGGTCTTTGAAGGTTGACGGAGTAAATCATCAATTCCTCTGCTTCTTTTTTTGTAAGATTGAAAACCGCTTTCGTTTTTTTACGAAGCCAATAATCTGCTTTTGCGGCATCTCTTTCGCCACGTCTAACTGGATTAAATATAAGATTCTCAAAACCCTCGCCTAAACGCCTGAAAAATCTTCGGCCAGTTTCGTAGCCCTGGGCTAAGTTCCTGACATCTTTAGCAATGGCTTCTGCACTATAACGTTTAACCCAGCCAACATGTGCGTCTGGCGGTGCGCTAGTATGCTCCAAATACTCCAATGATTCTTTAGAGATGACAGCGCTAATTGTTTTTGTGAGTGGCTCTCTTTTAATCTTGACTAAATCTTTAAGATAATCCTCATTAACTTTAAGTTGATCTATTATTTCTTGCCTAACTCCCACTTCTTTTAAGCGATTTAAGAGGCGCTCTGTGTAGCCCCTGTGTCTTGCTACCCTGGCTTCAGCATAATCTTGCTCATATTTGTAGAATTCTTGTTCTCCGGCAATGCTTTGGTATCTTTTTCTAAAGTTCACAGGAAAGCGACCTAAGCGTTCCTGGTCTCTTTCCATTTGCTTATGTCTTTTAAGCCAAGCTTTGTGGCTTGTGATAGCCTTGTCAACCTGACTGGTATCAGAAGAAATCTTTGTTATCCCTTCTTTGGTAAATTTCAACTTAGGTCTTTCAGTAGGAATTCTTTTGGCTTCGCGGCCTCTGATTCTTTTTTCAATGGCAGTCATAAATTCGTTGACTGTCATTCCTAAGTTATCAGCAACCACATCAGGGGGGTCTAAGTTCGGGTCGTCTTTAAAAACTCTGAAATACCAACCCTCAAGTGTCATCTTCCAATCGGATCTATCGTAATCAGATGGCGTTCTCATTTTGTCTGTGCCATTGAGAATCCTATCTATTTTGTCATCCCATTCTCCTGCTGACATTTCTGATTCAGCCATTTGGCGCATAACCTCTAATTCTTCTGGGGTCATCTCGTCTGATTCAGTGCCTAAAGCCTCGTCTGGCAGGACTGTCATTGCCTCTGGCTCTTCGCCTTTGGCCACATTCGGGTCTTCGTTTGGCTTTACTGCGGCCTCTTCTACACTTCTGTCAAATTTTATTTTGCCTTCCTCGCCTACTGTGCCAAGAATAGGAATTTCTACTGTTGGTTCTTTTTTAACTTTATAAATAACATAGCTGGCTCCGTAGGGATTGTCGCCAACTTCCTCTTCAATATAGCCAGCCTCAATGACTTCAAGCCCTTCCGGGATGTATTTCCTTGCTATATCTGTTGTTGCTCGTTCTGCGTAGAGATGGTATTCGTCATATTCCAAATCTTTTGGAAAACACCCCTCACACCAGCCTTCAACATAAGCCCTGTAATCGCCTTCCTCTAAAAGATTGCCGGCATTATCTTCTCTGGCTCCCAATGTTTCTAATTTCTCTTGTAGTTTTTTAGTAATTGGCGTATCTGGAATTTCCATAGGCGCCTTCCTTCTGATGGCCTCATAAGGCCCAACAGGACTAACCATTGCTCCCATTACTATTGCTGATTCTTTTGCGCCTAACTCTTCTTCAGTAGGAGGGTTTTCCTTATAATCCTTAACTGTTAAATCTATGACCTCTTGAACAGACATATCCCAGTAAGGCACTCTGGTTCTTTCGTCAAAGAGCGCCATTAGGACATCATCTCCGAACTGGGCTTCCTCCTCTTCGCTTTTGAATTCAACCCCTTGCCTTTTAGCATCGCCAATAATCATATCTCTAAGCTCTAACTGAAAGTCAAAAATATCTTCATTGACTATGCTATCAATCTCGTTAAGGCGATCATTGATTTCCTGTATTTGTTTTCTTAAATCTTTTTTGACAGCAACGCTGGCTTTGTCTCTTGCGGATTTTAATTCTTCAAGGCGTTTTTCCAATGGCTCTTTGGTTTTGGCTATCTCCTCTTTTAACTCCTCTGCGTTTACTGATAGGGTCGCCCATCTGTCCTCTGCTTTTTGGACACTCCCAGCAAGAGTTTCTTTTGGTGTAGGCAATTTTTTGCCTTTGGCTATTGTTTCAAGAGTTACTGGTTCTGGAGCGGCAGGTTCGCCAAAGAGAGTTACTGCTCTTTTTGGTTTTGTGGGTTTGGCCGGCACGCCAATAATCTCTTGCACGCTTTGGTAAAGTTGAGCCATCTCGTTTCGCGTTGTATTCAGCGCCCATTGTCTATTTTCTTCTTTAACTTTTGAAAATTCATCAGTTGTTTTGTAATAAGCTATCCCTGCCTCAATAAAGTCCTCTTTAGACATCTTCGCTTCGGGCATTGTTGCCAATGTGCTCGCGTTAGAGTCAAAAATTCTTTTGCCTGTTTCAACTGTTGGCTTTATTTCTGGCGGAGGCGCAACGGCTTTGGCTTCTACTGGAACAACCTCTGACTTGGTAACATCAAAAATCTGATACTCCGGTGCTGGAGTAGGTAAGTTGTCATATTTGTAAATGACGCTATCATAGCCCTGTTCTTGTAATCTTTCTTTAACGAAAGCGTCAATTTCTTGGACAAGCGGCAGGTCTGGCGGTAGCTTGCCAGTTTTGGCAACCTCTTCTTGAAGACGAGTGATTAACTCTTCTGCCTTTGCTCCCAATTCTTCAGCGTAAGTTTCCGTCAGATATTTTAGCGCCGCGTTTTGGTCTGTGGTAACGAATGGATTTTCTAATGTGTCTTCAACTGAATGTAATTCTCCACCCTTTATCTCTCCGTAAGCTCTGGCAACATCTTTTGTTGGCGATCTAAAGCCACTATCTTTTTCGTCTGCAATGCCAGCAAAGGATTTAATTTCAATTTTTTGGCCGGTTGTCGCCTTAGCCAGTTTATCAAGTTCGGGCTTTTCAGCTTCCTTTTCTTTTTCTGCCCTTTCCATTTCTTGTAATGGAGTGAGTTCTGGCTTGGCTTCTGTTGGAACAACTGCCTTTGCTGGAGCCGCCTTAGCAGGTTTTGGCGCTACTAAACCTGGATGTTCTGCGACATCCTGTAATTGAGCCTCAATCTGCCCAATGCGGTTATAAACCATTGGTCTGATCTTTTCTCCTTCTGCTTGAGTAAGAGCGCCAAAAATTGCTTCTCTTAGATTCTTTACAGTATAAGGTCTTGGGACATCTACATTCTTTATCTTGTTGGCTATTTCCGTCAGTCCCTGCATTTCAGCATAGCGGCTAATATCATTTTCAAGAGTGTGTTTTACTACTTGGTCGCTAAGAATCGGGGCGCCATCTTCTGCTTCCCCGACAATTTTAATTGTAAGCCCTGGAATCAGTTTGCCTTCTAAAGCATCTACCGCAGTAACAATTCCCTGAAAGGCGATAATGCCTAAAGTTTCTACTAAAAGGCGTTGAGCGCCTTCTTTTGTCCATGGGGCTTTGTATTCTCTTTCTGCTAATGGCGCTTGGAAAAATTCATTTAGTTCTTCTTCAAAAACTTCGCCCACAATTCCATTCCAACCTGCCTGTTTTATTAGTTTCGCAAGAGTGCCTTCGGTTAGTTTGATTCCTGTTTTAGATAGCCATTTTCCAAGCGTTACTCTGGCAAGATATTTTAATGGCTTTTGCACAGCTTCGCCAGCATACTCTGTTAAGGTTTCTACAAATCCACTCCCAAAGGCCTGAACCATTGCTTTTTTCCACTCAAACTCGCCGCCAATTTCTTCAAAGAATTGACTCATTAAAGGGTTCTCCAATTCTTCTTGATAAGGAATAGCTTTCTCTGCTACTCCGATTGGAACATTTGCCAATCCCATTGCTACGGCATGAGCCAAAGCGCCTGCTGTTTTAGCGACAATCTGTTTTTCAATAACTTTGCCTACTGCCTTCTCAACTGGCTTACCTACCAATCCTTTACCAAATGTAAACTCAATCATCCAGGCCGGCATCTCTGGCAACATTCTACCAACAAGATAAGGAACGCTTTTATTAACTGGCAGTCCTTGAGCTTGATATTTTGTTATAAGGCCTTGTTCTTTATCATTTAATTCTTCATTACGCTGAATCTTGCCAACAGCCGTAAATAGGTCGCCATATTCTTCTGCTTGAGCCACTAATCTATAACCCGGAATTAAGTTTTCTGGTTGCTTTAAGGCGTCTGTTATCCCCTCTTTGAATTCAATTAGGATTCCTTCTTTCCTTTCTCCTAATGTTTGTTCTTCTACAAGCTCTTCAAAGATGTCGATTGAAGCCCTCAAATCCTCAATCTTTTGAGATTTATCAACTGCCTGCTGGCGAGGAGATGTTTTTCTCACATAATCTGCTATAAGCGGAATTCTCTCTAATGTAGAGGTAAGAACAATTCCTTGCTTTGGGATTTCCTTTAATTCTTGCTCCTCTTGAAAAAGGGTTGTTTTTAGAGTTTCTAATGATTCTTGAGCCGCGCTGACAAATCTTTGCTGTTCCACATCAATATCAAATAGTTTATCAACTGGCTTAAATTCAAGTTCTGGTTTTACTAAAACATCCTTGGCAACATCATAGGCATTTTTTACTTGTAGTGTGGCCTTCTGGACAACATCTTTAAATAAAAAATCACCAATCTGTTGAAATGGTTGGATAACTGTTTCTTTTAGCGCCTCTGGAAAATACTGAAGGGTCTCCTTTATTCCTATTTCTTGAGGTTCTTTTTTAAATAAAAATTCGCCAGCAAGTGGCTTTAGAAACCCAGGGGTTTTTGTTTTTTGGAGAAATTCAAAAGCCATATTAAAGACCCAGAAATCCTTTAAACTCTTCTATGTCGCTTTTTAGTCTTTCTAAATAACTTGGTTTCTTTTCTGGCTCGGGCTCTGGTTTGGACTCGGGCATCATCTCGCCCAAAATAAGATAATATCTATCTTTGTCAGCATCTGTTAGATCAATGTTTCTGGTAATCAAATCTCTAATTTCCTGTTTTGTCCTACCCTCCCCAATTTCTGTCCTAACCTCTACTCTTATAACCTCATCAGTTATTTCTGGTGTCCTACCCGTCTTTTTTGGTTCTTTGATGTCCGCCCCCTCTAAAAGGGCATTGATGGTTGTTTGGCTTAAGCCCTTTCTTTCCAAAGCAACTCTAGCATCGCTATAAGAAAGACCAAGCTCCCCAGCCCTCTTCAAACCTTCTGTGGTTGTAAGGTCAAAAGTTTCTCCAGTGCGGGTGTCTTCAAAAAGAAGCGCTGTTCCGGCTGTTTCTTCTGCCGTTGGCGGTTTAACTACACCTGTTTTAACAACTTCCACTACCCCCGGTTTTCCATTCTCATCTTTATAAATAAAGGTGACTACTTGATTTCCGCTTTCATCATAACCGGTGGTGCTGGTAAGAAGATCTGCTTTGGGCAGTTGGCTTAAAAATGCTTGAGTAACTCCAACCGGAAGCCCTGCCTGGTTTTCAAGTGATTGAATCTTAGTTTGTGCCCCAGCATCAAGATCATCCCATTCTTGGGTAGAATTCTTAAAGAGATTGGTCACAACATTAAGGTTGGCTCGGGCATCGTCTCTTAACCTGTTTTGCTCTTGTTCTTCAGAAGACTTATAACCTTCAAGCAGATTTATCATTTGCACGCTTCTTGAAAATGCCTGGCCATAATGAGTAGAGGCGTTTGAGAAATCAGACTGGGTCAAGCTCATCACAGTTTCAAGCGTGCCTAATTTATTGCCTAATTGTCTTGAAATAGCATTTCTTTCAACATTGAGAAGAGCAATTCTTTGTTGAGCTTCCGTTTGAAGGGTTCCGCGGCGACGGGTAATCTCCCCCATAGAAACTAATTTTTCCCCCGCCTTTTCTGCTTCTGTCAAAAGGGTCACATTTATTCTATCTATTTCCGCATCTATTTCGGCTAATTCATTTTCAAGAGGTTCTATTCCAAGTTCTGCTCTCTTTGCATTAAAGAGGTCAACTAAAGATTTTGGTTCTTCTGGGGCTTTGGGAATCTCAATTCCTTCGATTAGTTCCTCTAATTTGTCTAAAATAGTAGTTGCGGCGCGGGTATCTACCTCACCCGTCTCGCCAATTTCGTCTAAAATCTGTTGAGCGAATTCATTTGCTTTTGAGGAATCTTGTTCTTGTACTACTTCTGGCGTAATTTCTGCTTCCGGTTCTACTGTTGGTTCGGGAGCAACAACCTCCTGAAAAGGTAGGTCTGGCAGGGTTCCTTTGCCAGGGATAATTTCGGGTTCTACTTCTGGCTCTGGTTTTACTCCTGGAATAACAGGTGGTTCCTTTTTGGGAGTGATTGGCTCCCCTATTGGTATTGCAAGTGTCTGCCCAGCATAAATCAAGTTTGGATCTTTAATTTGAGGGTTGACCGCTTGGAACGCCTCAACAGTAGTATTATAATTTGCCGCTATTTGAGATAAAGTTTCTCCTTTTCTTATAAGATGAGATTTGGTAGGATCAGTTTTATATGTAGGGCCTGCTTTGGGTGGTGCCGGTGGGGCTTTCGGGGCCGGAGCAGTAGGAATGCCATGTTGTTTTCTTATATTAGCAGCTACATCAGGAAATCTGCCCTCTACTTCTTTAGCGGCTGTTTCCCATCTTTGTTGTTCTGGGGTTAAAGTTGGAGCCACTTTTGTTGCGAACACTCTTGGCTCTATGGTTGAAACAGGTGGCCTCAATGGTTCTGCCACCTGGAGCGTTGCTCTTTGTTCTGGGGTTAGGGTTTGCTGTGGAATCCCACCTGGGGGAACTATCTCCCCTCCTGCGATGGGCAATTTACCGAAATCAGCCCCCTCAAACATTTCCCTGATCTTATAAATGCTCTCCATGGCCGTACCTCCTGCCTCTCGGGGCGGCAAGCCAGAAATATCCAGGGCCTGTTTCCTTAGTGTTTCAAAGTCAGTCAAGGCGCCTTTTTGTGTTCCCTGAAAACCAGTCGTGGTTCTTTCTGCTTGAACTCCCAATCCTTTTAATTGTGAAAACTGCTCTGGGGTCACAGAATAGATATCAGGTTGGTCTTTTAATCCTCGCTTAACATAAAGCGTCCTTCGACTCGGGTCTTGAGTGCCTTGATAAAGTTTTATTGTGCGTATAGCCATGTTTTGTTATAATGTGTTATATTGTATTTGAGCGGTAGACTTTTTTTATGTCCCCACCTTGCTACCGCTCGGTGGGGGCTTTGATTCAATGAAAAAATTTTTTCATAACAATTTGATAAACTCTCTGCTCGTCGGAATAATTAGTGCCTTCGTTCTTTTTATCTCTCGTTCTTTGGTTTTTAGAATATTCCATCTCAAATTCCTTTTGTTGACGCAAAATACCTTTTTGACCTATCTACTTTTCACCAGTATTGTTGAAGAAGGAATAAAATTTTTATTCGCCCGCAATGCTATCTTCGGACTTGGTTTTGGTATTGCCGAAACTATCTTGAAATATCCTTTTTCAGAATTTGGACTTGTCTTCGGCGGAAGAATCCCACCAATCCTGATGCATACCATTACTGCCGCAATAATTTGTTATTTTCGGAAGAAGAAACCTGTTCTGGGATTGCTTTTAGCAATCATTATTCATACTCTTTACAATTTTTTGATCTTGGGTTAATTGCCCCTTTTTCAATTAAGAAGTAGACAGCAACCCCATATTCTCTAAGGCAACCAGAATAGCGTTAATCGTAACTGCATTATTGGCAGCAGTGTCTCCGGGAGCATCAGCAATATGGGCTTGCTGTTCTAATTTAATAATATCTCCATCCTCGTTTCGAATGTGCAGACAGGCATGCCCCGCACCATAATCATCTGACCAGAACTGAACACCATTGCTTATACTGGTAGTAGGAGCTACTCCGTTTTGCATTGCAAAGACTATTTCGGCATTTGTCCCCCAACCCACAGAAAGCCCCATCCCGAGATTACGTCCGTTGCTTATCTTAAATGCTTGCCCTGGTATATTTTCTCCATCCTTGGTAGTCAAAAAGCTTATTGCCCCTGGCATATCATTGGTTCCCGGCGTTCCGTTAATCTTAAATTCAATTGCGGCTGCCCTCAACCAACTAGCCCCATCATAACCATAAGCATTAATTGCAAATAAACGATCTGCACTTCCCACAATAAGCGGAGTATCTTCGGTTCCCCTCGCCTTACGGGCATATATGTAGTTTCCACTCGTAGAAGTATGATAATTCTTAAAATAAAAATAAGTGCCAGCGCCTTCCTTTTTAAAGGTGATATCCCCAGCGTTATCAATCCTTAATCTTTCAACTGGATCTTTAGAACCATCCGGAGTGGTAAAGAACATCATTCTTCCAGGCATATCATTAGTCCCAGGAGTACCATCAACTTGCACTCGAATCCTTGCGGCTTCTCTTTCGGCAGATCCATCATAGCCACGGAATGTAATTTGTCCTAAATAATCGTCCTCGATGACAACCTCCTGAGATGATGCAGACCCTCTACTCCGTGCAAAATATAATTCTGGGCGATATATATTTGAAACCCCACTATAACATTTCAAAAAAAGATACAGATAATTTTCGGCATACATCCATACGCTTTCATCAAATTGCCATTGACCAGTAACGGCCATAGATCCACCAGCCCCAGCAAGTAAACTTCCAGTAAGTACATTGTCGGCATCGTAAAACTTAATCGAATTGGTTTCATCTATTACGACCCTCTGGCCCTTTGTTGCGGTCATAATCTTGCCTCCGACTATTATCTTATTCTTCATTTGAGAATAGCCGCCCTTTTCCTGCGGTTGCCACGCAAGCAAATCATATTGCTCATCAAATAATGATTTGTCATCTATTGTTATCATTGTTGTAGATTATCTTTATAACCAACATCTTCAACTTCCGGGGCTTCATTTCTATACCAGGTGTGGGTTCCTGTTCCCGTGTCTGTTATATCAATGGCTGTCCCGCCGGGTGTGGCTGAAAGTTTGAAAGTGTCAGTTGTTTTTTCTACTACATAGTATTCGGTATTGGCC